TGTTGCAGGAACATCACCAAGTAATATTTTAGCATTATTAATTTTTACTTCTAGTTCACCTAATGATGCAAGTTCAGATATCTTTCTTGTATCTAAACCAGCAAAGCTAGTAAACAAACCACCTATCTTAGCACTAGCATTTGTTGTTGATAGTTTAGCTAGTTTTAATTTATCAGCAGTAGAGTTTTTAATTGAATCTGGTATAAGGTCACCTGGCAAAGATGGTATTACAGGTAAGTCTGCTGTTGGATCAGGTATGCCAAAGTCTGGTAATGATGCTTCTGGTAGATTAGGAAACCGTTCAGCAATCATTGAAGGATCACCAAACACTTCTGTGTCTACACCGTTTATATTTTTAATAGCACTATTCAACTTAGTATTAACATTGAAGTTAACAAGTTGACTGTTAGCTTTTAACTGTACTTTAGGTATAGCACTCATTATACTGCTACCAATATTGATTCAGGAAATGCTTTGTCTAGTTGTGCTGTTGTAGCATAAACTCTTGTAAGTTTTCCATTGTACTGAACATCTCTGAATGGTTTCTTCTTGTCAATGTTCCAATTAACAATTTGTCCATCTGATTGTATCGTTCTTGTTTGTGCTGGAACATCGCTTTTCATTTTCTCTTTAATCTCACCTGCTTGTCCACTAGGTGTAAACTTTGTATTCTGTAGTGCAGTTGTTATTCCTTTACAGTTACCTGTTGATACTGCGGCAACCATTGCACTTAGCTCGCCTTGACATGCTCCAATGTTTTCTGATACTACTGCACACGCATCGTTAATCTCTTGACCAACGTCTGGTGCTTCGTCACCTAGTACTTCATTTAGATTGTTCATTGTCTCAGACACTCCATTAATATAATTGTCTAAGGCAGTTTCTAATTCTTCTCTTGCGATTGTGTAAGGTTGAGGATCTGGAGTATCGTCATCATCTTCTATTGCTTCTAAACGAGCAATAAGAGCTTCAACTTCTTCTGTCTTACTTGTTGCGTCTGTAATGTTAGTATTGATTTCAGATATCTTTTCAGTTGCTTCACCTGCTACGTCCATAGACTCAGTTAGTAACGTGTTAATCTTTTCTTCTGTCTCAGCGGCTGATATAGCTGTTTCAACATCAGATGCTAACGATCCAATACTACCCATAACTGCACAGGCATCTGTTGCAGTTGCCATTGTAGCGTCACAGGCTGTTTCAAGTTTTACTGCTTTGACTTCAACTGTGTCATCAACGTACTTAGGTGTTCCACCCGCAAACTTTTTATCAAGTGCGGCTTGTGAGCCATGAACTCTTGTTTCTTTTCCTAGGTATGTAGTAATAATAAATGGTGTACCTTCTTTGTTAACATTAAAGTTAACGACACTTCCATTATCTTGAATACGTCTATAAATCATCTCTGGCATATTAATACTCCTCTTACAAAGTATTTATCTGCTATTTGATGATGCTGGCTAGTCCGGCAGGTGCTTTAATGATTGGTGATGTTTGCTTTTGATATGCGTCAGCAAACTGTTTTGCTGTAGGTACACACAAAGAAATAGCAGTATGCTTAACAGTATAGCTTCTATTTACTTCTGCTGTAAATAAGAACTGTTGTAATCCAATGCCTTTTTCACTAGCAACTAGTGTCAATGGATGATGAAGTTGTATTTGCTTATCATCTTCTTTTTCAAACTTACCTACAAGTTCTTCGCCTGACATAAGTTTAATAGTGACAATGTCGTCTTTTTTATAAGGTGTTTCGATTAACATATATTATTCTCCAGATTCATTAAAGTGTTTTTCTAATTCGTGATACCCACCCATATACTTACCTTTGAAAATAATCTGTGGAGCAGTTCTTGGTGCTGGAAGTTTATTAACTTCAAACTCTTCCATTAACTGTTGTGGTGAAATATCTGTGCCAATTAGCATTTCAATAAATTCTACGCCTTTATTTTTTAATAGATGTTTTGCTTTTACACAATAAGTACAATTCGGTTTTGAATATACTACTGTGGTGTTGTTGTCTGCCTTTTGCATTATAGTTTAAATCCTTTTAGACTGTCTGTTGACACGTCTTGTTTAATCCCACCGATGATATAACTTTCAACTTCTGTCTCTTGAGGTGCAACTTGCAAGCCTGAGCTAGATAGCCAATGTTGTGTCCACGGTAGCGGGTTTTGGGTTGATGATGCATCAAAGATAGTTGAGTATCCTAATGCTTTAAGCCTACGGTTAGCAATGTACTCTACGTAATCGCCTAACAGTCTTTCGTTAAGACCAATAATTGATCCGTCTTTCATTAAATGTTTAGCCCATGCTTTTTCTTCGTGTACACATGCTTTCCACATTTCATAAACTTCTGCTTCACACTCTTTTGCAATCTTAGCCATCTCTGGATCGTCATCACCACGCATCCAATTCTTAATAACGTGTGAACTTAGTGCAAGGTGTTGACTTTCGTCACGAGCAATAAGACTAATAATCTTTGCTGAGCCTTCCATTTTCTTTAACTCACCAAATGCAAATGTACATGCAAACGAAACATAAAAACGTAAGCCTTCTAAGATGTTTACGTTCATCATAGCAAGGAACATTTTTTTCTTAACGTCACGCATAGTTCCTTCTTTGCGATGAATGAATGCGTCTGCCGCACCTGTAAACGCATCATAGTTTTTAGTTACACTAATTGCACGTTTAATAATTTCATCGTCATTTAAAATATGATCTAATACTTCACTTGGGTTAGGATACACATTCTTCATAATGTGTGTATAACTACGTGAGTGAATAGTTTCAAAGAAGTCCCAAGTAACAATACAACCTTCTAGTTCTGGTAAAGATACATGAGGCAAGAAAGCAAGACATGGTCCTCTTCCTTGTACACTATCAAGTAGTGTTTGATACTTTAGGTTACTTGTAAAAATATGTTTTTCTTCTGGACGAAAGTTCTGGAAGTCAGCTCTATCTTTTTGTAACGATACTTCTTCAGGTCGCCAAAAGTAACCAAGCATTGTTTGATTAAGTTTGTCAAATACAGGGAAACGAAATGTATCGTATCTCTGTGTGTTTTGATCTGCTCCGAAGAACATATGTTGTTTTGTGAAGTCTACTTGTTCACGATTAAATACTGTCTTTGCCATGTTTCTCTGTTTCCTCTAATAGCGTATTTATAATATACACTAGTCTTATGTGTTTGTCAAGTACTATATTGCACAACTATCGCAATATTCTTCGTACTCATCATCTGTGCCGTTAAATTCTGCACGTCCAATCTGTGGTTCAAAGCCGTTAAGTGGGCTTTCTAGTTTAACGACATCGTCCTCTAGATCGCTAGGATCAGACTTAAAGTCGTATGTATTCTGGTAGTATGCTGTTTTCCAACCTAATTTGTATGTTGTTAACATATCTTGTAACATCACACTCATTGGCACTTCATTGTTTTCAAAGTGCGTAGGGTTGTAACTCCAGTTTCCGCTAATTGCTTGATCGAAAAACTTTTGCATTACAGCAACGATATTTATATATCCTTCATTGCTTGGCATATCCCATAGCAATGTATAGTGATTCTTTAGTGTAGTATACTGCGGAACAATCTGTTTAAGAGGCCCTTTTTTGCTTTTCTTAACGGACAAGAATCCTCTAGGTGGTTCAACTCCGTTGGTAGCGTTCGACACAATGGAACTGCTCTCTGATGGCATTTGTGCGGACAATGTACTGTGCCGTAACCCGTCCTTAACAATGGCTGATCTAAGAGTCTCCCAATCATACTTTAACTTTATATTGCATACTTCATCCAATTCTTTCTTATAAGTGTCAATAGGTAGAATCCCATCGCTGTATTTAGTACGGTCAAAGTACTCACACTTACCTTTTTCTACGGCTAAATTGTTTGATGCTTTTAACAAGTAGTATTGAAATGCTTCTGATAGTTCGTGTACTTTAGTTAATGCTTTCTTGTCGCTATACTTAACTTGATTCTTAGCTAGGTAATGTGCTAGTCCAATATAACCTACACCTAAACTACGTCTTGCTTTAGTGCTTTTTTCAGCGGCTAAGATTGGATACTTTTGATAGTCAATAATTTCATCTAATGCTCTTACTGCCATATCACATAAATCTTCTAGTTCGTCTAAGTTACTAAGTTTACCTACGTTAATAGCACTAAGGATACACAATGCAATTTCACCGTCTGGATCATCAATGTGTTGTAGTGGCTTAGTTGGTAATGTAATCTCTTGGCACAAGTTACTCATGTAAACTGTGTCTTTAAATGAACTGTGAGTGTTAGCATGGTCAACGTTCATAATATAGATACGTCCTGTTTCTGCACGTTCTTTAATTAATGCAGAAAATAAATCCATTGCTGAAATTGTTTTAGTGCGTAGTGTCTTACTACGTTCATACTTTGTGTATAACTCTGTAAACTTTTCTTGATCAGCATAAAATGCTTCATACAAGTCTGGTACTTCATGTGGTGAGAATAAAGTTATATCGCCACCGGATAACAATCTTTCATACATTAATTTATTAAGTTGAATTGAATAATCTAACTTACGTACTCTATTGTCCTCTGTACCTTTGTTATTCTTTAGTACAAGAATGTCTTCAATTTCGTAATGCCATATTGGAAAGTGTGTAGTTGCACTACCACCACGTACACCATTTTGTGTACAACAACGTACTGTTGCTTCAAACTTTTTTAGGAACGGGACAACACCTGTGTGTGCTACTTCCCCACCTCTAATTTTACTGTTTACTGCTCTAATACGTCCTGCGTTAATTCCTATCCCTGCTCTTTGTGCAGTATAACGCCCAATAGCCATATCAGAACTAAAAATGGAATTAAGGGTATCATCGCTATCAACAAGTACGCAAGAAGCAAATTGTCTAAGAGGTGTACGGACGCCGGCCATAACGGGCGTCGGGATATTGATTTTAAAAAGGGAGGTCGCATCATAGTATCTCCTTACATATTGCATACGTGACTGTGCTGGATACTCTGCAAACAATGTTGCCGCAATCATCATGTACATCATTTGTGGAGATTCATAAATGTCACCACTGCTTCTGTCCTGTACAAGATACTTGTCAACTACTTGACGAAGTCCTGCATACGTAAAGTTCTCATCACGTTTATGCTTAATGTATTTGTTTAAGGTTGAAAGTTCTTCTTCTGTATATTTTTCTAGTATAGCACTATCATATACACCACGGTCAATATTACGTTTGATTACATCGATTAAAGGAATAGGATTGTATTGACCAAATGACTCTTTATAAATTGGGTATAATAATAAACGTGCCGCAACAAACTGATAGTTTGGATTTTCTAATGTAATTAAATCGTTCGCACTCTTAACTAAGATTTCTTGAATTTCTGCTGTACTCATGTTGTCATAAAACTGAATGTTTGCACTCATTTCAATTTGACTAGAACTAACTCCGGCTAGTCCTTCACATGCTTCTTCTACCACAAAGTGTATTTTATCGATGTCTAGTGGTACACTTGACCCATCTCTCTTTTGGATTTGGATTCCCAAGCCATTTGTCATTCTATTCTCCTAATCTTTAATCTTTAATATTTAATGTAAGTGTATTTATTGTAGCCGGGGCATTCGATATATGCGTTGTGATATAAATTCTGTTGGTAAATCTGCTCTTTGGCAAACCTCGTCAAATTTATAACACAGTACATGGTTATCTACGAATACAGGATAAAAAAATACCTCACTTGTTCTATCTGTACTGATATGTATCTCGAACTCACTCCGAGAAAACTTATCAGTTAATTGTAAAGTATAACACACAGCTAGGCTATGTGTCAAGTCACAAATTTTATTTTGGAGTAATAACTCCCACGGACTAGGCCATGTTGCTTGATCCCAAGGATCAATGCTTAATTTACTTCGCTCATGTCTATCATAGTAGGAAATAGCGTCCTGAAAAGGATTATTACTTGTTTCTAGTTTTTTTCTAAATCTAGACCAGTCAAAAAGCCTGCTCTCAAAATTTAATTCTTGCATTAAGTCTTATACGTAACGTTAAAGGATATTGATCCTGTATCACTAGTTGTAGTATTTTTCATCTGCACAACTATTGTTTCGTTAGTTGCATCTCCATCCTCATCAGCTAAAGCTGTCTGAAATTCTAAATTAGGTCTGTATGAATCAGTTCCTAAAAATGTAAACTCGTCTGTAGTTTGTGTAGTACCGTCTGCAAGATTAACAAAGATGTTTAGTACACCTTCTCTAATTGCGTTAACGGCTGTTGACTTGTATACATAAGCAATTTGTACATTCTTACTAACTTCGCCACTACATTTTAATACTCTTACAAATGTGTTTTGTTGTGCTACAGGAATTCTATATGAAAACTCACTTTTAAATAATCCTGGTCCTTCAACTTCTGGTACATATTTGTACCCTGAAATTAATGTTTGGTTGTATGTCAAATCTGCTGTTCTATCAAAGAAGTCACCGTCACTGCTATTAGTTAATGCAGTACCGTCTGTAAACTTAATGATAGCAAATGAAGCGTTTGCGTTTGCTCCACCATTGTTACCAACACTAGTAAATGAGTTATGTGAGCTTCTATTGTAGTTGCCCTTGTTAACAAATATACCGTATTCGTCAATGTCTGTAAATGTGCTGTTAGTAACTGTATTGTTCTGTGGACCTGTTAATTGTCCTTGAGCACCAATAGTAGTTCCTTGACCAAACACGACACCTCTGTCTAGTGTTTGGAATGTTGTGTTACTAAATGTATTTTCTTTAATATCAAAGTCACTAAACACACCGTATGTTTGTCCGTGAATACTACAGTTAGTAAACGTATTATTGTTTGAACTTACTGCTGTTGATAAGCTATTCATTAGTATACCAACTTGTGTTGCTGTTGCTACTGTACCTGATATCCATGTACCTTTGATAGTAATATCTTCAAACGTACTGTTTCTACAACTAGTCAATGCTAGTCCTGTGTTAACAGTTTGTTGTATTAATGTAAAGCCTGATATCTTAATATCTTGTGCTTGGTTAATAAATGAGCTAGTTGCGTCATTTGCATATGTACCTGGAGTACTTGTGCTATTAACAGTTTCCATAATTGGAAATGCACCAGACTGTGTAATGATTGTTCTTTCACTGCCTTCACCAACTAGTGTAGCATGTGGCGGAACTTTTAAACTGCTTGTTATTGTGTAATTACCTGCTGGAAAATATAATGCTACCCTACTTGGGACACTTCCTTTTGATGCGTTGTTTAGATATAATTGATCAATAGCTCGTTGTAAAACTGCTGTTTGATCTGATCCATCTCCATAGGCACCAAATGATAATACATTAACTGATTCATCTAGTCTTTGTTGTAGTGTTCTAGTAACTGGAGTTGTAGCAGTAGCACCTGTTTGAATTGTATCATCAGTTGCTTTATATTTGTAAGTGTCTGCAAACGTAAACAAGTTATCATGTTGTGTGATAATCTTAGTATTTCCAACTGCTGGTGCACCTTCTGATACGGAACCATTACCAATGTAAAGTTCTCTAGCATCTACAGCCCAGCCAAACTCACCTCCAGCTAATTGCGGTATGCCAGTACCTGCATTCTTCTGTCCGCGTCTAACCTGTATACGTGAAATTTGTACAATCGCCACTATATTTCTCCTAATTTGCTACAAGTATTTATCACTTCATGGAGTCATAATATTGATACACACGGTCCCACCACTTAGATTCCCAATCCTTAAACTCGTCTGGCCATAGATCAAACTGCTGATACGTTAAGTCGCGACAGCATACAAATACATGCCCTTCTTTAATGTCTGTACCGTATATTTCGTTGTGTGCTAGGGCATAGGCTGTCAACTGCAAATAGTAATCTTCAATCCATTCTTTCTTCTTAGGCTTGTTAGATTGTTTAAAGTCCATAATACAGGGCTGGCCTTTGTATGTTCCTACGAGATCAGTCGTTCCTGCGTAGATTTGAGGGTGATAAAGCATCACTTCTGTACCCCATATAGCATCTACATCAACCATAGCATTATCACGGATTTGTTCACCCATCTTGTTTGCTTGTTGACTGTAAGGGTTACTGCCTGGTTGTGGCCATTCGCCGTCTAAGATGTAATCTTCTAAAAACTTGTGCATACGTGTACCAACACCTGCGGCTTCAGTTACAATCTCTTGTGCTTTCTTTTCTCCAACCCGCTTACGCCATGCGTTTAAATGCGTCATATCCTTCGTTTTACTAAGGATTGTTGTAACACTTGCTACATGGTTACCATCTGGACAAGCATACAAACGCTTACCGTCTACGCTTTCTCTTTTTAGTTCTTTATAAGGGTATTGTTCAGTTATTAAACTCATTTAGTTTCTTCCTCTGGCTCTAGCCATTCTGTTACAAAATTGATAACCAATGCACTCCTTACGTTGTGATAAGGATATGTTCCATGGTTAACGTTGCCTGTCATTAGTACTGTCTTACCTGGTGTAGGTACTACTTCATTAATACTAAGGGTAAGATCTCTTTCTGCAATAATCGTGTATAACGAACCCGAATTATCGTTTGGTAGATCTAATTCTAAATCTTGTGCATACATTACTAAACTAATTAAATTAGGTTTGCCTGTATGATTATGTACACTCTGATACTCGTGTGGTTTGTAGTTGTGCAACCAGCTTTCGTCTACTGTTACTTTCTTTACGGGTATGTTATGTTCATTCATTTTATCTCTAACCCAGTTTTCCATACCTACAAAACAGTTAGGATCAATAGTACTTTGTATTCGTCTAGGATAGTCTTTAACTTCTGTAACGTGCTTGTTTGCTTGTTGATGTACAACAGACCATCCGTCATAGTGTGTTTCAATTACAGCTTGATTGTATCCTGTGTATACTTTATCCATTACTTAAATTTCCTGTCTATCCACTTCTTGCCTACATATAATAATGCTATAACAATTACAATACCACCAAGTACTGTTGCTTCTAATATAATATCACCTTGACTTGAATCTATTTCAATGCCGTCCTCGCTGATTGCAATACGACATGTTTCACATGTTTCACTCATTAGGATCAAACTCCTCGTCTGGTGCAAAGTATTCAAAGTCAAAGTCAACTACCCATGTACGCCTTGGTGCTTTACAAGGATAAACTCCGTGCCACACTCTACCGTCCATGATAACTGTTCTACCCGGGTATGGTGCAAATTGATTGTATGCTTGTGTACCTTCTGGATTAGGCATTAGTGTGTAAAGCATACCATTATCAGGCGACATAGTTTTATGTTCGCTATCACTAATAGGAGTTTCATCCATAGCCATTACCATACTGATACATCCACTTCCGTGATTGTGTATTGCTTGGTAGCCACCATCACTATAGTCGACACACCAAGTCTTACTTACTTTGATAGTTTTAACAGGAATACCGTTGCGTCTAACAACTATCATAACCCATTCCATTAGTTGTTTCCAATCAATGTTATCAAACTTTTCTTTGTCTATAGGAGGAAAGTTTGATTGTACTGTTGGTTCAAATCTTGTTTCTTTAAGAAGTTTACTACTTGGAAAGCCTTGTTGTTCAGGTGTGTCAAGATTCATCTTATCTGACCTTACAACTTTGCCGCCCCATGCAGGTAAGTTAGGAGGAGTAATATCATATTGATAACCATTGAATGTTGTTTTAACTTTGCTTTGGTCTTCACCTCTAAACTTATCATTTTCAAACAGTTGTAAAAACTGTTCATAGAAAGGACATTTAATATCTACTATCCATTGATTACTTGCACTCATTACTGTGCCTAAGTCTATACTTTTTGTCATAATACTATATTATTCCTATCTGTGCCGTTAGTATTAATAGTAAATGTAATCCTATCTTCATTACTTTTACTTGCTTGTGTCTTGTGTGTTAGCCAGCCTGGAAATATTACAACGTCATTAGTTTGTACACTTACTTCTTTCCAGTAGTCGTGTATCGTGTTATTAGGAATACGTGAATATCCTGACCAGTTAGTTCTTAGTAACTGTTCAAACTGTATGTTACCACTTTCGGGTGGTACTTTTACATATGCAGACACTACTACGTTTGCACTACCATGATCGTGTGGTAATGTGTGTGCGTTCTTTTGATGTAGATTAGTCCAACTACCTGTAGCAATAATGTCTGTGTACTGTATGTCCCATTCAGCTAGAGCTATTTCAATCTTTGGACGTAACCACATCATAAAATCTTTGTTACATTCCCATTCGTGAGGAGGGTTAGAATGTCCTGCCGTACTCTTTCCACCATCAGCTTCTGTTTGGTGTAGCTGTGCTTCTGTAGATTGGTAGTCTTTAAATGCTTGTACATCAAAGCCTGGACTATAATTATATTTCCAAACTAGATTAGGTACAATAGATACTTCATTCATAGTTTCCTCCTATACATTATATAGTATACAGGAAGTGTTCTAAGATGTCAAGTGGTTTTTGTTATGCAGTTGCTTTTGATGTTGCACGTTGAGCCATTTTATCTACTTTGCCATCAGTCTTTTGACCTTTTGGTGCATCGCTAGGTGCTTCTTTCTTTGTATAAAGAGTAATACCTTTTGAATCAAAGTTTTTAACTAATGGTTGTATCTCTGGATTCTCATCATAAATTCTTTTGAAGCCATCATAATCAAACTGTGGCTTTTTTAAGTTCTTCATGATAGTGTTCATTGCATCAAATGAAAGATAGGCAGGCTGATCTTGTGTATCGGCACTACCTATCACATTTCTAAATACGTTTATTAAGGAAGACTTGGTGTCTGAATTGGAAGCCTCAGCTACTTTTTTGCTTGAGGTACTACCTTTTTTTTTGAATCAGTTAATAACTGAGCTAGTCTGCGTGAGCGTAAAACACTTTCTCGTTTACCTCTGTCCGCAATTTCTTCTCCGCCTGTTGCAGGTTCACTTGCTCCAAATTCATCATCTACTGGTGCTTCAGCATCGGCGTCTTGGTCAACTGTTGGTTCCATAGTTGGATCCTCTGCAGGAGCCTCAATGTCTGTTCCCATAGTCTCTGGTGCGCCTTCGCCTGTTACGATAGCTACGCCACCTGTTAATGCTTCTCTGGTTGTTTCAAATACTGTGTAAAGATTTTCTAGTGCTGGTTTTACAGTTCCAATAAATGTTTCAGATGCTTCTGAACCCATTTCGTCTCTAATTTTGTCGCCTAGTTCTAGCATACTTTCTGTTTGCATTTCTGCTGTGTCTTCCATCCAACCTGTAACACGGTCTACCATGTCCTTGGCCGCCATAACTAAAGTGGCCGCTTCTTCTGCGCCTTCGTTAGTTTTCTTTTTGCCTGCAATAGCTTTTTGCAAACCTGCTGGAAGTTTCTTTTGTTTTGCTGATAAGCCTTTTGAGTCTGAATCTTTTGAATCGCCTTTTTCTTTTGCGGCTTTCTTCATTGGCTCTTTCTTGTCGCCGTCTTTGTCTAAATCTAAAAAGTCTGGTTTTGCTTCTTTAACGTTTTCTCTTTCAAGCATCTCTTGGTTGATAACGTCTAGGAACATTTTAGCTTTCTGATATGTATCACTNGAATGTACGCTTTCAAACTGTTCGCTTGTTTCAACTTGGCTTAGTTGTGTACGTAATTTATTACGTGCATTTTCTAGTTGCTCCACAGTAAATTTATCAAGAGCAATTCTTGTTCCAAAAGTTTTAGCTAGGCTTTCATTTAAAGCATTAGCTGTCAAAGGTTTTTTCAAATCGTTAAGTTTCATATCAGTTGTTCCTTACATTAATATTATTTATCATTCTTCGTTAAAGATGAACCTATCGATTTGGTCCATATATTGAAAAGTACGTTCTTTTGCTATCTCAAACCTAGTTTCTAACGCCATTTTACGCATTTCGTCGTCTGTTTGTTCAATGCTATGCTTATGGAATACGCTATCCATGTAATGTTTGCCTAATCCTGCATCTAAATCTAGTATTTCACAACACTTTGCATCATATCCTTTAGCACGAGCTTTTGCAAAGGCAATGGCTCCACGCTTACTAAATGTTTCTGCTACTCTTGTATGTGTCTTTACGTCAAACACTAAAAATCCTTGTTTCGTCTGTCTAATCACTGTGTTCTTTATACGAACACTCTTACCTTTTGCATATGGAACATGGACCCTGTTAAGACCCTCTTCCATGATACTATCTAATTCTTCAATTATACGTTTCGAGTTCATTTGCGATCACCATTGTCATACCATTGTTAGCAACTTTTGTTACCAACGCTTTTCTAATCAAATTCTCAATAATAAATTGTTCCCTCTGAGGAAAAGCATTGAGAGGAGTAATGTGAGTCATTCTATTTAGAATCTCTTGTTCCTCATTGCTTACTTGTATTGTAAATCCCTCTAGCACTTGTTTCAGTTTCATTAACTTTTACCCATTTGTGCTATTGCATCAGCTTTTTGTTTTACTACATCGTCTAAGTCTTTTTTGTTATAGACAAACGATTGTGGTTCACCTGCTTTTGGTTTTGGATTCTTTAAGATGACTTGATCGCCTTGTACATCATCTATATCAAATTCTTGTTCTCGGCCACCTGGCCCTTGTGTTGGCATTGCTAACTTAGCACCTTTTTTAAGTATGCTCTTTGATATGTTAGCTTGTGCCTTGCCAATTGATTTCATTGCCGCTTTACCTGCACCTTTAGCTAGATTGGCTCCAGCTTTAGCACCTGCTTTCATTCCAGCAGTAGCAACTTTCATTCCAGCCTTTGCGGCCGCTGTACCCATTGAAGCACCGACTCTACCAACTGCCGCCGCAATAGCCGGAACTACTTCAACAACCTGTTGTTCTTGTTTTGGTTTTGTAAACTCGTCTGCTCTCATTTTTTAGATCTCTTTTTAAAACTCTTTTTTCTTGTAGGCTTTTTATACCTTGCTTGTGACTGTGGCTTATTAGCCCCAGCAACTCTTTTACTTAATCCACTTGCACGTTTAGTACGAGAGGATCTGACTTGCATTACACTAGCCTTCTTAGCCTTAGCACGTTTAATATTTAACGCACTTGAAACTCTTTTAGTTGCGTTACAAGTTGCCGGCTTAGCAACAATACGTCCTTTACGTGTTCCGCTTGTACATCTGTATTTACGTACTAACTTACCTTTGTTTTTGCCCCAAATGCCGATAACACCTTCTTTAATCTCTGCTACCTTCATCTTCTACGTCCACCTGCTTTATTCAACGCTTGTACTCTGCGTGAAACAGGATTAACACGTTTAGTTCTACGTGCTTTACGCATCATCTTGCCACCTATCTTAGCTCGTAAGCGTTTCATATTAATTCTTGCTTTAATATTAGGTGCCGCAAAACATTGCGCCATCTTCTTCACAATACGTCCTTTACGAGGACCTTGGGTGCAACGGTACTTACGGACTACTTTCTTTCCAGAACGTGCCCAAATTTGTTTTTCGTCTATTGATGTGACTTCACGTATCAGCATACGTGTATTTATCTATGTAAGAAGGGAAGTGTAATTAACCGGTAAAGTTCATTAGTATGACTACGATAGTACTCAATAGTCCTGCAACAATAGTTCCTGTTGCACCAATTAAAACTTTAAACATAGCTTTGTTGCCATGTGTAATATCATTATGAACATGTTCTAGCTTATCTTCAACACTGGCNAGACGTTGCTCTAAACGTATGTAGCGTTGTTCGCACAAATCAACGTGTGCTTCTAAGTTCTTTTTTTCTAACGGCGTTGCCATATATTCTATCCTTTAAACCCATTGCTCAAATGGTGATTAGTAAACTTTTCTGTTAGCCTAATGTGTTTATCTACGAGATGTTATATGTGCCTTTTTACTAAAGTATTTATTAGTAGATTATACGTCTTTATCTACTACTTTAAAAATAATATTAATACGCTCTGAATCTTTAGTTCTGAACGCACTATTATTTATAGTAATTGTGCTATCTAACCCAGGTATAACCGGTATTAAATCAAAGTCATCTAATAATGCATCAACACTTAGGGCGCCTTCTTGTTCCACATCAAAACGAAACGTCCATACATTATGTTTGCCCTTAAACGCTGAACCAAAGTCTTTAACATCTCTTTTTTCAACTGTGGGCTTTGTATCAAAATATATATTTGCTCTCATACTCATAACTTGCTGTGCTGTATTCCAGTTAGTCTGTTGATTAATCAAATGACGGTCTTCAGTCTTAAACTTATTCAGTCCAGTATTTGTTATGTCTACGAGTGTTTCAATGATGAAAGTGTCCATGCATCTATTTATGGTCATAAAAAAAGGGCCCAGTAAAAACTGAGCCCTTTCTAAGTCTTAATTTACGTTAGTACTATTATGCACTTACGATGAATTGTCCACCTGCTGTTACAGTTGCACCAGTCGCGTCATAGTCGCCTGATCCAGCCGCCGCACCTAAGTGTCTAATTGCCGCTTGTAAAGATGCCGCATCCCACTGACTTCCGTCAACTACGATGTTTAACAATCCAGCAGTACCTTCACTGTTCATTGCGATTGGGTTGATAGCTTGTGCAATAAGCTCTAATGCTTTGCCAATTCCGCCCTCAGCCGCTAATGAAGCACCTGCGTTTACTACGTAAAAATCTAAATTTGCTGTACTATATAACGTTGCGTGTGCATGTCCTAGTCCAGTTGTTCTTGCTACTCCAGCCATTTTATTTCTCCTATGTTATAAATGAGGTTTCCCTCGGCTCTAATGGCCACACACTTTTTCTCGTGTATTGTGGTTACTTTTATTTATCCGTTTTAGGAAAATGGTTAGGTTATCGGCTGTTTTTAGCTCTTTTTTGCAATGCTCGTAGCATTTGTATGTATCCTGGGCCTGCTTTTACAATATCGTCTAGCAATTCTACTGCTGGTAGGTATGCTTTAACAAATGCAGGTGACATACTTTGACCTTTCTTTGCCGCATCTAAAAACTTCTTAGTTCCCATTACGTTCTTTGCACCAACAATGTATCTGTATAGTGCTAGGTCTTGTGCAGTAGTTGGTACCATGTCCGGCATACTTACTGTAGGCTCGTTGTCTTTTACTCTAGGATCTTCAAGGTTAGCTTTTCTTGCTAGTTCCTCAATGTACATAATAATATCACTGTTACGAAGTTTAGCTCTTGAAGCAAGTAATAGTTTAGTTACCCACTTCTTTTTATCTGCGCCACTAAGCCTATCCCAATTAGTTACTGCTCGTCTAATTGTTTTGTAATCAGTATTAGTAATTTTACAAGCACGTTCAATTGACATAAGCATATCACTGCCTGATGTTTTACTTGTACCCTTTAAAGTCATTAGCCATCTGTTCATTCCCATTACAGGTAAAAACGTACTAGCTCTAACTTTCTTTGCACTCTCAAAGTCTTTGAGTTTCATCATTGCATCGTCGTCACCACTAACAAAATATATTAAGTTATAGAGATCAGTGCCATGCATTCTAAACTGTTTATAATTTTGATTCTGTGTAGTCTTTGTTGCATATCCTGCAACAGTACCATTGAACTCTGAAAACTTTCTTAACAGTTCTAGTACTAATGTCATCAAGTAAAGACGCTCACAACAATCTGTATAACTTAGTTTAGAGTTATCAGACGTGTTGCGAGTCATCCTCGCTTCGTGTAGTTCTGTTAAAAAGTTAAGTTCCATTAGGCGTAGTTACTTCTGCGTTCTGTGTTACCACCATCTTTCATGTACTTGTCTTTAAAGATGTTGACCATTTCTTCTTGACTCTTAGCACTTAGCATTTTGCTTAGTAGCTCATCTTGTGCAATGTCTAATGTAAACTCACGTTTGATTGCAGGCTTAACTGCATCAGTTGTTAACATCATTTTAAGTGTTTGTGCATGTGTAACACTAGCTTTGTATTTCTTGCCAGTTTCACTTGTTAATTGTGTAACTGGATTAGGGTTACCTCTTGAATCTAAAATCTTACCAATCTGTGTAATCATTGGCATTTGTTTAAATTCTTTATCCATATCTGAATCATCGCTGTCTGCTGGGTCAAACCCCTTTTTCATATCAGCGAAGTCGCTATCAAAATCAGATGCTTTCATTTCTGCTCTCCCGTTTAATTGCTCTGTTAGCTTTACTAAATTCAGAGCGGTTTACTAGTTTAATATCACCGCCTGGGTTGGCTAATACATAGCCCTCGCCACCTGGCTTACCTGCGATAGATGCCTTAATGTCTGTTTGTTTGCTTTCCATTTGCGTAATAATGTCGTCCTTGACTTCCATTATCCCTGAAACAGTTTGCCACATTGCCTGGAACGCCTTCATGTGCGTTTTAATATACTCAATAATCTTTGCTTGTTTCTTCTTAGATACTTTACTAGTTGTTAACCATTGTACAAAGTCTTTACCTAAGCTAGATAACCCTGTGTCAACTTTACTATTTGTATAAGCATAAAGTATTTGTGCAAAGTCACTAACTTGCATTTGTTGTAATGTAGCTGTGTCTAACAGACTATCAATAGCAGGACCGTTCTTAGCAACGATACCTTGTAAACTTTTTAGTTTAGTTAAGTCAACCTCTGGAGCAGTTTGTGCAACTACTGGAGGTAACACTAATAGCTTTGATCCTTGGAACATGTCGTAATCTTTTAAAGGACTTTCAGCACCTTCTGCATCTACTACTCTGTGAATAACTACACCAGCCTGACTTGCTAGTATCTTCTTACCTACATCGCTGTCTGCTTGTACTGTGTAAGTTACTGTGTTAGGAGTAAACTGTAATACGCCTTTGTTGTTAGTTGGTGTATCAAAGTAAAGCATGTCGCCTTTAAAGAATCCTCTGTGTTCAATTGGAACAGCTTTTTCTGCAATAGGAAACATAGCTTTCATTCTACCTGCGAATGCTACATAGTTTGGATTATCTCTGTTCTTTCCACCACTACGGTTGAGGAACATTTGTTCAAGGTCATCAGCACTTTTTGATTTGCCGTCGTATCCTTTTGCACCAAAGCCTGACTTGTCTGTGAGTATGAACTCTCCACTTTCATCGCGGCCAAAAATAACTGCGGGAGATCCATCCCATTTAATTGTTGCACTAGTATGTCCTCCAGTGCCCATGCTGGCAATAGAATCTAATGCACGTTTAGCACCTGCACTTCCTTGGAAGAAGATTAAGTCTTCAGCATGTTGTATCCGAGCATCTGCTTCGTTTATTATTTCTTTAAATCTCATTTGGGTAACTCTAGTCCGTTCTTTTCGAAATTGTCTCTAGCGTCTTTAATTAAGTTTTCGTAGTTAGGATCTGTTTTAATCTTGGCAATAATTGTTTCAACACTATCCATATCCTTTGCAGTAGCAGTATCGCCCATTAATGTTTTTGCAATCTCATCTGGGTTCTTTGATATAGTTTGATTTGTAATTCTATCTACTAATCCTGCACCACTACTAAACTTGTATCCTTGTGCTTTAGCAATACTACTAATAAGGATCATTCTATGTTGTCCTTTGTATGGAGTGTTGTCGCCACTACCTTTGAGTGCGAACTTCATGAACTCTGGCTCGCCAAACATTAAATCTGTTTGTACATAGCCTTCTTCAGGGTTGCCATTGATTGGAGTTAGGAAGTGTACGTTAATACCACTTTTTCTAATCCATTTTTTAAGATCGTCTCCTGGATGATTCTTTTGTACCCAAGCCGCAAGTTTAGCAACCATTTCGTCTTTGCTAACTTCTTCTTGGTTAACAGCAATATCCATATCGCCACTTGTACTTCTAATTCCTGTGCTACCTAATTTAAAATCTTTGTGAGGTAGTCCTGTAATCTTTTCTAACCATGCAAGTGTAGGATCAACATCAGCTTGATTGATACGCTGTGTTACAGGTTCTTTAGTCTCTGGATCTTTGAATATGTTTCCACCTTCATTAAGAATCATTGTTTGTATCCTTTTTGTTGCGTGTTTCAACAATTTTATCTACACCACGTTTGAACTTGCGAGGGTCGCCACTACGTATACTGTTGATGAATCGTCTTTCTAAGTCCGAAGCAGTTTCAGCATCGTATTGTTCTGCAATGCGATTAAGTAAGTTAATAGAACTTTCAATAAGATTATTGCCCGTAGTTTGTACGAGTGCATCATTGTCCGTAGTTTGTCTAAAGCTACTAAGTTCTTCTAGAATTGATCTTGTACGTTTTCTCATTTAATATCCAGTTCCTATGTTGTATTTAGTAAAGAAATTAACAAACTTGTTCATAAAGAGATTGACTAAGACTAACACCTGCTATATAGTATGTATATTAAACACATGAGCGGGTATCGTATAGTGGTAATACCTCAGCCTTCCAAGCTGATGCTGTCAGTTCGATTCTGACTACCCGCTCCAAAGCCGGCATAGCTCAGTTGGTAGAGCAACTGATTTGTAATCAGTAGGTCCGCGGTTCGAGTCCGTGTGCCGGCACCACTTTTTAGGTTGACAACCGTCAATTCCTATGTTACATTAATCGTACGTATAGATAAGCAAAAGGAGACTCTTATGAGGAAATGGGTATACGACTGTTGGAATAGTGTAATGGATCATGAAAAGAATCCATTAAGTGTTATTCCAGACTTTAGTACACGACATATGATTATGCAAGTTCTTGCATGGATGTGGTGTATTGTATTTGGTATCATTGTAGGTAGCATGTACATGGGTGTGTTCAGTATGGTACTACACACATTATTACTTGGAGCCATAGCAATTACTGTTGGCACATTTGAAACTGCAAAACGCAAGCCAGAGTACTTTGGTGGCTACGGTCGCGGACAGGGCGGAGAACATGAGTAAGAGGATACCTATGAAGGGTGGAGACGAGTACGATGGTCTTAGTAAAAACTCACGTAAGTTCTATATGTGGAGTAAAGGACAACTCAAAAAGATCAAGCGTGGATATAATAAACGCTTTCGCAAAGAAGGAAAGAAATTAGAGGACTAGATGTTTAATGCTGTTAAAGAAATAATTTGGCATTTAACTTGCACTAGTTGTAACAACTGGTTTACCTATGCAACAATGGAGGAGAAGCTACGTATTGAACGCTACTCCTTCCATTGTCCGCATTGTGGTATAAAAGGATCCGCGAGGATAAATAACGAGAAGGAAGATTAAGCTCGGCACTAGTTGAGCAAATTTTTTTTGACTAACGAAAAGGAAAAAAGAAAATGACGCAAATAATATCCCCACAAAAATTTACAGACACAGTTGGCCTTTTAAGGTCATTTTTTTTGGAGAAAGGATTCTTAGAAGTCCATACCCAAAACAGACTAAGCATACTTGCCGCATGTGAAGATCCATTCAATGTAGCAACATACCAATACGCAGGCAACACTTGGCCA